CTATTTTTTTTCAAGCCAGGCCGACACGTTTCTTGTCCCAAGGTGGACGGTCTGGACGATAAAAAACGAGAAGACGATCGTCGTTTGGTAGGCGTCATAGGGCGCCGGCAGTTTCGGAACCCCGAGGACGGACTCCCCGAACAGAGCCTTCGAGGCAAGAATCGTATCTATGAATACGAGCCCGAAATGAAGCGCCGGCGGCACGCCTGCAATCAGCATGATCCAACGGTTGATCGGCTGACCATACACTTGGACCTTCAGAGCATTTAATTGAAGGTCATTTGCCAGAGCCGCCTGCATAACGGCGGCGTCTCCCCGCACGCCAGCCTCAAATCCCTGTTCTCGCGTTGTGAGTTTTGAACGCTCATAATCGGTCCAGGCTGCGATGAAGGGTTTTATAAGACCGCCCAACATTGTGTTGAGGAGGGGGAGGAACAGTGCGATCATGCCTCACTCCTTCATGGGCTCGATCAGCGCCGCCGATACCATTCCATAGATATGAAAGACACTCATTAAGAAGCATGATGATTCCAGAAATCTTCAGCGCCAGATCAGGAGTCACAAACGCCGAAAAGTCGATCAAATGAAGCTGATCCAGAACTCCAGGAAGCGCCGTCACGAAAACTCCTATCATGCCAGAAATCGCCGTCTTCTGACCAAGCAACCAGAGCTTGACTTTCTTCAACTTATTTTCGCCCGAAGCTTCAATCTGATCAAAAATTCGGGCGACATTTCGAAATTGCATTAGTTTTGGTCTTATGACTCCCAGATAGATGCCAACGCCTGCTAAAGTTAGAAGTGCAAACCAAATCATAATTTGAACCTTTCAATTGAGTAGAGCGAAAATCAAGCCTATCATCCCAAACGACGCCGACCAGCAACGGCCGGAGGATGGCTCCATTTGATCGATCCATGCGCCCGTCAGAGCGTAACCTCCGACGATCATACAAACAGCGTCAAAACTGTAGGTCATGCTGTTCTACTCTCATGTCTGAGGATGATGTTGTTGCGGCCTGTTGGTTGACCTGCGGGGAAGGGACGATCGCCGCTTCAGCCATAAAGGCTAGCGCGCGTTGAGAATGGCGCCACGAAATGAACCAGAAGGCGATGACCGCTGCGACAACACAAGATGCGAGCAGACTATTCAACCAAAAATTCCCACCAACTACCGGATGAACGCCGCCGATGGTTCCGGCGCCGCCTGATAGCGCCGCCTTAATTTTTGCTTTGCGCGACTTTCCGGCCGCGCGGCGCGCCTTGACGCCGAGAATAGGCCCCGCTGCGGCGCCATGGATCATATGCACCGCGAGAGCCTCGCAGGCGCTTACACGACGGCCCCAACCCCTGCCAAAAACCTTCCAGCCCCCTCCTTTGCTGATAGCGTGCATGAATGAGAGGCGCTCGCGGCAAATCGCGTGTGCGGCTTCTTCCGAATCGGCGCCTCGCAATACCGCTCGCGAGAGCGCCGCCTTAGAGCGCGTTGGACCAGAATTCACCGCAAAATCAAAAGCAGCAAGATCTTCACCAGCTCTCAGACGATCGCCGTCTATCTGGGCCCAATATCGATCGCGATATATTGACTCGCTGCCATCTTCGTCTCTTTTCTTCTCTGGGCTATCCTCGCTCAGCATTGTTTGAAGCATGGCGGAGGCCCGCTCAATGATGTCCCGCAATTTCCTGGCCGTCGTCAGAGCCGTTTGCTCCGCGTCTCCCGATGCGCTCACATCCTTCATTTCCTCGCTCAGTTGCGATAAGAGTGTGGCTGCGGCGTCTTTGACGAAGCATCTTCGCTCAACACTTCCATCGGCCTTGATCATTTCAAAGTGAGCCTCGGGCAGACACGGCAGATCGACGAGAGATATTTCCGTCGGCTCCGCGGTATATCTGGTAAGTCCGTCGGCGTCTGTCCAACGCTTCGCATAAGCGCCGCCCTGGGAGAATCCGGTATAGACGCCTTCCTCGACTTTCCTCCATTCCGCATCGTCGACGACCTTGGCGCAGATCTCGATTTGCTTGTCGGCGTCATTGAAACTGATGGCCGTCACCTTGCCCGCGGCGACAGGTCCGTGCATTGCGCGCAAATTTCCGAGCGACTTCCCGCGTGTGGATTTCGATATTGTTTCTGACCATTTTTCATATAACGGCTTGGTCGATGCGTAGTCGCAAATCTCACCCGCCAGGTCTTCGGTCTCCGCGGTGGCGAGGCCGTAGACAAGACGTTGCGCGACGTTTACCTTCGTGATTGGCATAAACATTCGCAGTACGGGCATGCATGCTCCTTAGAATTTTGGAGAGAGCTTCCGAATAATCGAACCGCGGGAGATCTAGCCTGGGATCGCGACATAGCCAGCGGGCGTCAAAGTCATGGCCATGTTGGCCGCGGGCTCTGGCAAAGGATCTCGCCCAAGTTGAGCTCTCGCTTCATTGAGCGTTAGAATGCCTTTCGAGGTAAAACTTGAAAGGATGGCCTCTTGCGTGAGCGGATCTGTTTCGTGGCCAGAACTCCAGGAAAATTCGAGGTCAGCAGAGTTAAGTTCGCTAGCCAACACATCGTCGATGAGAGATTTGACCCAGTTGAGCGTCGGTCCCAGGCCTTCTTCCTCCGCAATCTCTTTTTGCGTCTCGCGGTTGCGCGATTCATCGTTTGAGTAAGCGCTTGCGGGGAAATCGAAAAAGCGAAGCATATAATTCGAGCGAGCCATTCGTCGAACGGGCTTTTCAATTCCGGCTCTTTCGTCTGAATGAAAGTCTTCGCGACGCCGCCGGGGATAAATTTAGCGCGGCGGCGACGTCCTGCTTCGCCCTCGAAATATGAATCCCAATATTTCTGATAGGAGGCGATCTGGCTTGGCGTCCAATTTTCCGGGACGCCTATGAGGCTGTCCGGAATGTTGCCGTCCGTGAAATAATCGAGAAGGTAAGCCTGACGCCGCAATGCGATATTCACGGTGGTCAAAATCTGCTCGACCGGGCTGTAGCCATACACCTTGTTGACCCTAACGTTGCGCGGCCTGTAGATCAAATCCCGCGCAGTATAATTGATGGCCGGATAGCCTTTGAGAATTTGTTGATAAGCCACCGGATATACGAGTGCGTCTCCTACGTATTCGGGCTGTGGCGTTCGTCCCCAACAGTCGATTAACGGCTTTATCGTCGTCCCGTCGATTGGCAGCAGCGCGATGAGGCGCCCACTTCTGTCTCGGCGCTTATAGAGGGCCGCAGCGTCGGTCACGAATGTTTCCTCGAGCAACAGGCGCAACCAATCCGCAAATCCATGCGCTCCATCCGGTCTCGCCAGGAAATCTCTGGCGGCGCCGATCCGCTTCGAGATGGCGTTTCCCCTCGCTGCTTTGTCGCGAGCGTGGATGGTCCAGGAATGACGGGATATTTGGTCTTTGCGGGTTTCTATGACGAGGCGAAGGAGATCATATCCGTCGGCAATGCTGCGAAGAGTGGCGAAAGAAACCGGTTCGTAGCCCCGGGAGACTGTGGAAAGATTGTACCCCGCTGGATAGTCCCATTGCCGGCCTGCGACTTCCGCCGGGGCCAAGGGCGCAATAGGCGTCGAAGGTCCGAACCAGTTCGCAGCCTCGCCGACCACGGCCTAGCCTCCAAAACTGACTTTGACGTCATAGGGATTAAGCGACCAGATTCTTTGCCCCGCGCCTCGATCAGACATGTTGGATCCTTCATCTTCGAGAATTGGCGTTAGATCTGCGACAACCTGACGCCACGCCCGTTTGCGCTTGTTATTTGCGAGATTGCTCTTCAGCAGCGCGGCGGTAGAATTCAATAATTCCGGCGCCATCGTCGGCGGCAAAGAGATGCGTCAGCGCCCAGATTGCTGCATCGGCGTGATCTGGACTGCCGCCGCCGTTGTACCCGCTAGCGGAAAAGGCGCACAGCTGATCCTCGAGCTTGGGGAAACGTCCGACGTGATGGATTTTGCCCTGGGCATATCTAACGGAGATCGGCTCCGCCCTCACGGCTTTGCCTCGGCTGGCCGTCACGAGTCGCACAGGCACGTTTTGGTCCGCCGCCTGTATCGTCGCCCGAACCATCTCCCCGCCAAAATTGCTTTCAGCAACTATGCAGTCGGCGCGATATTCGTGGTAGGCGACAACTGCGCGCCGTCCCCAAATCAACGGTCCTTCCCGGCAAGAGCGATCATCGAGAATATAACCATCCCCGTCGACGCCTCGCGCCGCGATCACTATCCCGATCTCATCGGCGCCGAGGTCATCGTGCCCGGCCGCGCCCGAGGGATCTACCGCGACCACCACCCCCGCGCGCTGTTCCTCCGGAATGGCCTCCGGCGAACAGCGGTTTGCTTCGATTGTTTCATAACTCCAGAGCGATCCTTCGACCTCAATAGACACCTTCATAGAAGCGCTTTCGTTGACGCTCCGGCAGATTGGCGAGACTCGTCAAAAATTCTGATGAAAGGTTCTGAGCATTATCAGGTGGATTGAGGAACGCGCGTTGGTAATTTTTCGGGTCGTTCAGCCGAGTCATTGAAACCGGGTCACGCTTGTCGCCGAAAAGAATATTCGTCCAGTGAGTCTTGCCCACCGGATTGAGATCAATGAACGCGCGTTGAGCAAGATTCGGAGCGACTTGCGCCAGGCGCGTAAAAGCTATCAAAGCAGACGAATACGGAATTTGCGATGCTTCGTTCAAAAACACGGTCGAATATTCAAGACCCAGAATTTTCTCCACGCGCTCCTTATCGTCCAGCCCGCCGATCCAGATACGAGAGCCGTTTCGAAGCTCAAAAAAGCCGTTGGACGCTGATTGTAACGTCCCGCACTCTTTTGACAATGCGAACGTCTTAACGCGCCAACGTTTTGTAGATATAGACATCGAGCTGACCGGAAATTAACGACGCAATTCCTCCGGTGCATGAGCGCATATTGCGATTACAAATAGCAACAAGTCAACGTATCGCTCATTCATCGAATGGCGTGAACTTACATTCCTTCCGACGAGAAATTTATATTTTCACGACTCTACATGAGAGCGTCGAAAGAGCAGCCTATTGCTCTCCACTTTTGAAATTGGATAACAACGGGCGAAATCAGCAAGTTTTATGGTTATGTTTGCGATTTGATTTGAATCCAAAATCGCGTTCGCGGCGATCACGACGGTAGTGTGGCGCTGCATGCGCGTATATAGCGCTCACAATGAGTAGCAAGTCAACATATCGAAGAACGCCTCAACGGTGCGATCTTACGAATTGCGCGGGCGACAAGTCTGTTTGGAAAAGCCAACACACAGGCTCAAGGAGGCAATCGCTCACCGAAGAATAGATCCATAGGCGGCAAAAGAAGGCCGCTCCGGTCGCTTTGATCACGAGAATGATTCGCGGTAGACCGCCTTGCGTGAAGGAAGGGGAAAACCAGGCTTTCCCCTTTTTGCAGGCGACGGTCGGCAATTTTGACCGATATCGTCGCCGTGTTACGGCCTGCAGTGGCGCAAGCGGTGTTTGCGCTCTGCACACGCGCATATAGCGCTGACAAAGCGTCGCTAGTCAACCATCGGCGCGCCGTCGATTTTGAGGCTTCGCACCAAAGGTGTAGTGATCTGCTCCTGCTGATGATCGAGTGATAGTTCGATCTCAACGTTGTCTGTTTCGGCGCCGTAGTTCTCGACTAGAAAACCGTCGCGCGCCTTTCGTTGAGCCATCCGGCGAGGTAGTTCAAGGCCTTCGATCGTTTACGATAGAAAGTATGCGGTGCCCAATTGTTTTCCGAGCAGAGCGCTTTGACCGAGCGCCCTCGAGCAGACCGCAGAGCCCAAACACTCGTCACAAGGGCCATTCCGGAATCAACATTACGGAGTTCACGCAGCCAGTCGAAGGCCGCCTCCATTTGAGCGATTTCGGCGCCCGATGGCCGAATGATCGTTCGATTGGCGGTTCGTTCGCGCAACCGGCGTTCGCTCTCTTCGAGTTCAGCCTGCGCGAGTTGATCGACCCATTCGACGGCGTGGCGCGGCCAATGTCCACCCGGTTCGCGGGGACCGCGGAGGCGCGGAAGGCGGTCCAGGGTGACGAACGCGCGCACCAGGGCGCGCCCGACCTGTTCAGGCTCCCACCTCGAAGGCGACGAATTCGGTTCGCCAACGCGATCCTCCTCCAGATTATTCATTTTAAGGACATCGTCCATGACCAGACTCCGTCGTCGAGAATATTGTCGATGAGAGTCGCGTCCGAAGCGACGACAAGGAGAAGCAATCGGATCATCGCTTCGCGCGTCAGGTTCCTCTTTGACGCGGCGGCGTCGTATAGAGTCGCCGCCTCCGGGGGAAGACGCACCGCGAGAGCGGCGGCGGCGGCGCGAAAGGCGAGACCAAATCTTTGAGCCTGACGATGCACGTTGTTCGGCGTCGATGCGATGATCGGGTCTTCGGCGATGCGTCTAGCGTCCCATCCCATGCCGAGCAGGAATCCGAGCCTGGCGATTCGTTCGCCGGTCCAGCGGGATTTTTGAGTTTCCGTAACGACTGTCACAAGCCAGTTCCTTCTTCATATGGAGGCCACCCAGACGCAAAAGCCCGGGGCTGATGAAATCTACGGTATTTCTACCGTTATCGCAAGGTTATTTTACCGGATGCGCCTTGGTAAAAGTACGGTTATTTTACCGCCATGGAACTTGAAGACGTTCTTCTGCGGATCGAAAGCCGCCTTGCCGCTCTCGGCATTTCGGCCCATGCCGCGTCGCTCGCGGCCAAAAAACCGGACGCGATCCGAAACTTGAAACGGGCGGTAAAAAGCGGCGACCGGCGAGGCGTGACCACGGAAACGCTGACGTCGCTGGCTCCGGTTCTGAAAACGACCGCGGCGTGGCTGCTCGAGGGAGTCGGCGATCCAACTCCCGGCAACAGGGTCCGCGTCGTCGGACGTATCGGGGCGGGCGCGGAAATCCTGCCCGAGTTTGAACAAATTCCCGCCGAAGGACTCTACGAAATCGAGGTGCCGTTCCCGATCTCAGCCGATGCGGTCGCTTTTCAGGTGGAAGGCGACAGTATGTGGCCGCGTTATGATCCAGGCGACGTGATCATCTGCGGACGTTCTGGAACCAATGCCGATGAGGTGATCGGCTGGGAGGCCGCCGTAAGAACCGCCGACGGCAAACGCTATTTAAAGCGTATTCAGCGAGGCTCCTCCGCCGGAACTTTCGACCTTGAAAGCCATAATGCGGCGCCAATCCGGAGCGTGCGCATCGAATGGGCGGCTGCGATCCAGGCCGTGGTCAGATACGGACAATGGCGACGAAAATAA